ATCTAGAGTCTCGTCTAAATTCAAGCGCTAAATCAAATTCAAATGGTTCTTTAAACTCCATTCCGCTAGCTGTTTCATAGTCTTCAGATTCAGCAGATCTCGTTGTACGAATCTTTTGTGAAAGTTTTAGAGCAAGATCCTTAATAAAATCTTCTCGAGTATTTTCGGATTCGTTAATAAATTGGGAAAATGACTTTAACATTACTTTTTATATTTTATGAAAGTAACACTTATTTCTTCAGTTGTCGGAAGTCCGCCTTTTGTGAAAATTACATTTACGTCTGGCTCTCTTTTACCGAAAATATCAGTAGATAACGCTTGTCTTAGTTTTTCAATGAATGGAATATCTTCGTCTGAGATATTTACTTTATCGCCTTTGACAATATTAACTAAATTTTTTCTACGAAGATCTAAAACCGAATCAGTTAGTTTATTGTTATCGTTGACTAGGATATTTTTCTTTGCCCAATCGGTGATCTCAGTAGGGGTAACCGAGTATGAAGGAAAATCAATTGCTTTGCTTCCGTCTGGATAGCGACGCATATGTGTACCGTCTGTTTCTAAATCATCGATGAAGATGAAAAGTAAAGGTTTTTCCTTTTTTACTGCACCTGCGACTGGCATACCTGGAGCAGGTGCACCTAGACCCATGTCTTGTTCAAGAACAAATGCTGAGTATGGTTTTATGTGTTTTTTCATATTAGATGATTACTATTTAGTCTGTATTATTTATCTAAACAAAAAAGCAGCAATACGAATATTGCTGCTTATCTAAGTAGTAGTTTAGGTAAAGGTTATCCGTCACATGCAAGGCAATCTTGGGTTGCTCTAGCTGCAATATCTCCACGAAGCACAGATTCTGTTCTCATGTAATAGAGAGTTTTAACTCCAGCTTGATATGCTTCTAGGTGAACTTGATTGATAAATTTAGGTTCAGCTTCAGTAGGGAACGCAAGATTAAGTGATACTGCTTGGTCAATATATTGTTGTCTGATTCCGGCTTGACGAACGAGTTCAAGTTGATTAATTTCCTTAAATGTTAAGTATACGTCCTTTAGAGGAATATACAAGGTTTGTTCGTGTTCAGGAAGCTTTGAAAATTTATTTAAAGTAATTGGGTTAGTCGCTTCTCCTAATTTTACTCGATAGTTATCCATAACAGCAAGACCCTGCACAGATCCTCCGTCTGCTAAGATTTGGTCCCAAGCTTCTTTAGTATTATGCCCTATTTTTTCAAGAGCCTTTTCTAAAGTAGGATTCTTACGAATAAATGTACCCTTAGCTGTCTGTTCAGTAAATACATTAGCTGCCCAAGGTTCAATACCAGCAGATACGTTACCTGAAAGTTTTGAATTAGAAACAGTTGGCGCTATTGCACGAAGATGGGTATTTCTCATACCTGTACCAGAACACCATAGCGGCTCTCCATATTCTCTAGCCATATCGCGGCTAGCGCGTTCGCTTTCAATTTTTAATTGCGAAAATATTTTTCTGGTCTCAAATTGAGCTGGCATCGAATCAAATGGAATATTCTTGTCTTGTAAATAAGTATGCCATCCTAAAACGCCTAAACCTAAAGCTCTACCTTTTTCAGCAGAACGAATAGAGTTTTCAAAACCTCTCATATATTTAGCACGTTGGATAAACTCTTCAAGAACTCCATCTAAGAACCACGTTGCAGTATAGATTAAGTCAGTATCTTTCCATTCATCGTATTTTGCAAGATTTAGGGAAGAGAGACAACATACAAATGAGTGGTTTTCATCAGTATGAAGAGTTATTTCAGAACAGATATTTGTCATGTACACCTTTAACCCATTTTTCTTGTAGGCCTCTGGATTTTGACGATTAATATTTCCTTTATACATGATATAAGGCTCGCCAGTGGATTTACGTTTTCTCAGAACAGCTGTCCAGCGCTTACGTGCATCTTTATCTCCTTGTTCAAGTTTATCCATGAAAGTATCTGATACGACAACACATTGATGAACATTTAAACATTGGCGATTTACATCACCTTTAGGCTCTCTGATCTCTATCCAATCCCAAAAATCTCCATGTTCAATATCAATATTTACTGAAGCTGCACCACGACGAACGCTGCCTTGGTTAGTAGCCAGGACGGCAGAATCATAGATTTTACAGAAAGGAACTACTCCATCTGACGTACCATTTTGTGATATTTTTGATCCAGCAGGTCGAATTTGATTTACTCCGATTCCTACGCCACCTCCATGTTTAGCTAAGAGCATCATCTCTAAGTTTTTACCGCCAATATCTGCAATTGAATCTGCAACATCGATTCCAAAACAAGAAATAGGAAGACCCCTCTCAGTTCCAGTGTTTGAAAATACTGGAGTAGCTAAATTTAACCAACCTTTAAAAATATAATCAAAAAATTTACTAGCCATTTCAGGTTTTCCTAAACGCTTGGCAACAGTGGTTGAAACTCGCCAATAGGCGTCCTTCGGTTTTTCACCAATTAATAAGTACCCTTTAGATACGGTTTTTAAATAGATTTCTGTATGTCCCCATACAGGATAATCTACGCCAGCTTCCCAGCCGAGAGATTCTGCGAGTAAATCTACTTCACTTGTGTTTGATGTTTGCATATTTTATTGTGTCGTTTTAATCCTTGTTTACTAAAATGTTTATTACAAATAAGACATAGTTGATCTTTTTCTAATATTTTACCTTTATTCCATGAAGAAATTCCACGCTCTTTTCGAGTACTTGCTATTTTTTGTCTAGATTCAGCGGTATGTTTTTTACCTTGCATATACTGACCATTTTCAGATTTCCATTTTTCTAAAGCGGAAACTGCTTTGTCTTTACTGACAGGATTTAACATTGGATTATTTTTTAATAATCGGTCGCGGTTATTTTGTTTAGATTGCTGTGACGTGTTCCACGCAGTAATTACAGATTTGGATCTAACTCGATGAATTAATCCATTTTCTCCAGCATAATTTATTTGATTTCCGCCATTTCCTCGATTTGTTAAATTGTATGAGTTTGGGTTATCTTTAATTTTAAAAATATTTAAAAAATGCTCTTCAAAGCAGTATGCATCTTTTCTTGTTTTAAAAAAACGAAGTCTTTCGTGTTTAAAATTGGCTATTCCGTATTTTTTAATTGCTAACATAAGATCTCTACCTGAACCAATATATTTTTTCTTTTGTCCTGAGCCATAATAGAATTTTCCATTTATTAAATTAGTAGTTTTATAAAAATAGAACATCAAATTTACATTTTTTATTATTTATCTATGATGGCTGAATCTGGCTATTATTTAACTAAATAATTCGTCTTCATCCCAATTTTCTGACTCTCCAGATTTAGAATAATCAGTAGATCTAATTGCAAAAAAGTCGGTCCAAGTAGTTCCACCAGTTAGATGATAGAACCAATCTAAATTTGATGCTTTTTCGTCGTCATAGTGAAAAATAGATTCATATCCTAATTCGTTAAGTTTTTCGTTTGCTCTTTTTTTGATAAACTCTTTCAAATCGACTGCCTTTAAATTTTCAAGGTCTCCCATTTCAAACATTTTATCAATAAATTTAAGCTCCATCTCAACCATAAGATTTGCTGCTTCTTCTACCATCACCTGAACTGCATCCTTTAATTCAGGATATTCTTCGCACATGTGTCTAAATAATTGGCATCCCATTTTAGAATGTAAAGATTCATCACGCACTGACCATTTCATCTGTTGACCAATTCCTTTAAGAAAATTGCGCATCTGGAATGAATACAGCACAGCAAATGAAGAATAGAGAGAAACTCCTTCTGCAAAAGCCGAAAAGATTGCAAGCGAACGAGCAACGTCCTTACGAACATCTGCAGAATTTAATAGGTCTTCATGAGTATATTCAGCTTTAGTTTCTACTAAAAATTCAAACTTAGCTGCAGTTGCAGGTTCATGTAAAAAGGCCTTAAAATCTTCAAGGCCTAGCGTTTCATTCAAATAAGAGTAGGCGGTTGCATGGATTGTTTCTTGAGAGCCAAACATTATAGCCATTTGCTTGATTTCGTGTTTTGGGAACCATTTAGTTACCATTCCAGTCCAGTAGTCTGAGACCGCACATTCAGTTTGTGCAAAACCTAGCAAAATATTTCCAACTAGGTTTTTTTCAGACTTTGTTAAATTTTCATTCCAGTCCTTTACGTCGCCTTGCATTGAAATCTCGGTGTGTAACCAAAATGCTTGTGCTTGTTTTAACCAGCCCTCATTGTAGTAAACTGGATACTCAAAGGGCTTATATTCTATTCTTTCTTTAAAAAGTGTGCTATTTACCATTATTTCTACTTATTTTAGACAAACTGAGCCTATCATTAGCATCACTAATAACTAACTTTTTATTATTAAAGCGTATTTAGGAGTTTTGAAAGACCATTCAGTATTATTTATTCTGAACCGACTTTTGATGAGTTGATTTGGAAAAAATTAATTAATATTTTCCTCAACGAATTCAAACTTAAGACGTTTGTTAATTGGATCAACTTTAAATACTTTAACAAGTGGATACTTATTAAGGTTTCTTTCAAGATCCTTACGTTTTAAGGCAACTTCAAAATTCTCTCCGTCTATTTCAATAGAGATTGAATTATTGGCCTCACTGATACTATATCTAAAACTTTGATTTTCAGTTCTGTTTCTAAGAGTCTGCCATTGCAATTTCTCATTGTTTACTTGTTCAGGATTTAGGGTAAGAACAATACGATACTGACCGTTTTTAGAGGTAACATCCTTAACATAAACGTTAAGTTTGTCGCCAGACTTCATTTTCTTAAGAACTTCGTCATAGTTCTCAAATTCAGACTTATGTACTAATCCAGTATAATAATTTTCAAATTCAATAAATACTCCAAAGTCATAAGGTCTGTTAGTTAAGGTACCGACATACTCTTTGTCAAATTGAAGTTCACTTATCATTACTGGCATAGATGCAGTAACATATTTCTTATATGATAAGATGAAAAGATTGTTTGCTGCATCATAATTGTCTACCATAACAGTAAGGGTCTTTCCTAGGAGATCGCTAAAGTTATGAACTACGTTGGCTGCCGCATGTGATCCAGGAATAAAGCATTCAATTTCTTTATTGTAGATTGCAAGATAACCACCTTTAATTAATTTGGTGATTTTTACATCAAACCATGTATTGTTTTTTAAGTGATCGAAAAGTTCCTGTTTGTACGAAATAGAAAGGGCTTTCTTCTCAGACGCTAAGAATTCTCCATGTTGAGTCACTTTATATAGAGTAACAAGGAACTCGAGTTTTTCGTGTCCTTTTGCTAAATCGTCTAATGATTTTGAATATTCTCTAAATGGAATTGAGACCATGCATTTTGAATTTGATTCTTCTGCATAGATCATGCGATCTTGCGCAGAGATCGTTTTGGCTCTTACTTTGTAAACTTGACCTTCAGTTAGGTCTTTATTAAATTCAGTAATTCCGGAAGACTTGTCGTATGCAATCATTGCGTCATATAACGCTTGAGCATAGGGTTCTTTACAAAAAACTTTAACTCTGTTTTTTGTGTCTTCCTCGGTTAATTTAATTAATGTGTTGTACTTTCCAGTGTTCTGAAAAATTGAATCGTCGAAATTTGGTGAAATCATATAGGGTACGTTTAGTATTAAATTATACAACCATTTGGTATTATGGTTTAGACAAATGATCTAAAAAATCCAACTTTATCTGCAGCATTTGCAACAAATTCGTCTACGAATAAGAGAAACAGTAGATTTTTAGCTGTAAGCCTCTCCCAAGGAGGAAGATCATCTTGTGCAAGAAGAGGGTGTAACGATCTTAGCGCAAGAGAAGTGGCCTTAACATCCTTTGTAGAAATTGCACCAGTCGCAGTATCTATGCTAGGAACTTTTAATGCTGGTAAAATAACATCTACTGCACCAGCACCGGCAACGATTAACCCTGGCAATGGCGTACTCATAACTGGAGAAAGTATGGTCTCTAGTTGTTTAGCTGCCGCTTCAACTGCACTAGTATTAATCATTTTTACAGTTGCCGATTTTGGGATCTGTTTTTTAAGATTAGTGATGGCTAGGTGAATGGCTTCCGATGCTGGACCATATGGTGGAGCTTTATGTTGAACTGCTTCTAGTACGTTTAAGTTAACCCCTTTTAGTCCTTTTACAACTTTTAATAGTGTATAAAATGGCTCTAATAACTTCTCAATCTTATCAAAAATAAGATCAATAAAGTTTTTAATAATTACAAGAATATCTCCAGGATTAATATTTAAAAAGTCAATGTCTAGGGTCTGAAAATTAGGCAGTATATCTTTACGTGAATCGACTACAACATTACTTGAACTAAATTGTGAAGACGTAGCTTTTTGATATGGGTTTAAAAGTCCACTCGATGTTGCCGGCCCTGAGTTTGCTGCAGGATCATACTGTCCACTAGATATTGCAGATTTAGTCGAAGTATCGGGTTCACAATTTATAAGTTTAATATTAGGATCAAGTTTTGCTGCTTTTACTGAATTATTAATTACGGATTGCGTACCTGCTGCAAGTAAATTATTTTTTCCAGTAAGAGTTGCAGGTGAACTTGCATTAGGTTCCCTTTCGGAAGACTCACCATCTGGTAAACAGTTTGCGAGGAACGTAATAAGTAAATTAATCATTGGTTTTTTCAATAGGTTTAAATCTATCGTAACACTAGTTGGAAGAGCAGGCTGAGCGCCCAAATTAGGCGCTTTAGGTTCAAACAGGCCTCCCAAGACTGCGGCAAAAGAAGTAGCAAATGTTAATAAGTTTAGTGCTGGCAGAGGTATCTCTAGGCTTACTGGAATAATT